AGGGAATCAAGACTGATAATATCAATACTGATAAGAACAATATAATGTCAATTTGTTCAGAAGTAATTCAATACTTGAATCAAGTCGCTGGTAAGAAGTACAAACCAGATACACCTAGTCATCAGAAGTACATCAAAGCTAGACTAAAAGAAGGATACAAGCTTGATGACTTCAAGTATGTTGTAGATGTAATGACTGCAAAATGGACAGGAACAGATTTCCAACAATACCTTCAACCACAAACATTGTTTGGAAATAAGTTTGATAATTATCTGAATCAGCAAATGCCTAAACAGCCAAATGTTCAGAAGCAAGATGAAAGGTTGGGATTTTAATGAATGAAGAAATTGCATCTTGTGAAAAACATGGCTGTCAGATCCAGCATGCAAAAGTAAAGATCAGTGGATCAGAACAAATCATTGCAATTTGTCCTGAATGTGAAAAAGAAGAAATCCTGAAGATGGAATCTCTCTTGAGACAGGAAGCGAAAATCAAAGCCCTCTTGTCTCACACTTATAAAGTATTTGAAAGAGAAAGCGTCTATTCCCAAGAGTTGAGTGATAAGACATTAGAGAATTATACAGCAGACAATTCAACTAATGAGCAAGCTCTCAACTTCATGAAACGGATGCTGAGGGATTATCTGAAATTTGAAACAGGGAATGTGATCCTAAGTGGACCGCCTGGCATTGGAAAGAGCCATCTTTCTATTGGGTTAGCAAAAGCATTGAATGAGCAATCAAAAGAATGTGAGAATCCAAAAAGTGTGATCTTCATCTCAACATCAGCTCTCTTCAATAAGATTGAAGAAAGCTTCAATGGCCGAGGAGACTTTACAGAGAACTACGCTGTGGACTTACTCAGCAAAGTTGACTTTCTCTTCTTTGACGATTTAGGAAAAGAAAGTAGCATGAGCGCCAATCTCAAAGAAGCGAATGACTGGAGACAGCGAGTGCTGTTCAAAATCTTGGACAATCGTCAAACAACATTCTTCAACACTAACTTGTCAAGTAATGACATCAAAACAATCTACAATCAAGCACTTGCTGACCGAATATTCAAGGGAGCAAGCAAGCACATTTTCAAATTTCCTGAAACTATGGAAAGTCGGAGGTATTAACGAATGGAAAACAACAAACTAAAGGATCTAATTTCAAAAGTTCAAAAATGGTTCTATGACCGTAACTTACACACTCAAGAACCCAATAAGCAATTCCTGAAGCTCTATGAGGAAATTGGGGAGCTATCAAGAGGCATCGCTGAAAAAGATGAAGAAGTGACCAAAGACAGCATTGGAGACATCACTGTTGTATTGATTGGGCTAACTCTTCAACTTGGAATCAACACAAAAGAAATCTTCCCTGAGCAAGAAAAATTCATTTTTTCAGAAGCTGCAAAAACAGAAGATTATTTTGTATTAATGATGGACCAAGCACTAGCATCATATTTCAACCGTCAAGGCTACCAACTCAAAAGCGTAGTGCATGAGTTGATGCGAATCTCTCAAATGCTCAACTATGATTTTGTGGAATGTTTAAATAAAGCCTATGAAGAAATCAAGGACCGCAAAGGGAAATTGGTTGACGGAATTTGGATCAAGGAGGAACGGTTGAAATGAAAGAACGGTCATTTGAACAGATTCTAGAAGAAATGAATGATTCAGTGAATAAGCCAAATCATTATTGTGGTGAATATGGTCTAGAATCCATTGATGTCATTCGGAACTTTGCAGGAAATTTGAAAGGAGTCCAAGGCTTCTATTGGGTAAATGCTATCAAGTATCTATGTAGATTCCAGAAGAAGAACGGGCTTGAAGATTTGGATAAGGCTAAGAAATATCTTGAATGGCTTATTGAGGATTTGAAAAACAGCCATGAACAGGAGTGACAGCATGAGAGATTACACGAGAAATCAGATGGATCACTTTCGGCAACAATTGCAATTGTTGATCCTTGGTAAAGGACTAACACGCAAAGAACTCTCAAGAAAATTGGATAGAAATCAGAATACAATTCAGCAATGGATCACAAAAGACGATATAAAACCAGCTCATGTCCATGAATTGTGTAAGTTCTTCAATATTGATGAAAAGACATTGATGGGAGATCCAGAAGAATTGACAGATTATAGATTCTTTGATCAAGGAAAGTACATCTGTACAGCTCCACTAAAAGAATTGAGCAAAATCACAGGCAAAGATGTCTCACTCCTCAAGTATTATATACACTTGAACGAGCGAGGAAGAGAAGCTGGTCAGTTTAGGCTAGAAAGGGTAATTGAAGATGAAAAGTAAAATCAATTGGCTGATCATCAACTTGATCTCATTGGCAGTTATTTCATTAGTCATTGCTATCAATCTAAATTCTAGATTAGTAGATCAAGAGAATAAGATCAAAGATATGGAATGGACGATTCAGGAACATGAATTGAGCATCCAGAGATTAGCTGAACAGAATACTGCACAAGATACAATCTTGAATAAATTAAATCAAGAATATCAAATGCAGGAACGCAAGAAAGCAGAAGCGCTCAAAGAAGCTGCTGAAATGAATAATGTCGGAGGATAATAATGATTAACAATGTAACTCTTATTGGTCGATTGACCAGAGATGCAGAACTACGCTACACACCCAACAACATTGCAACTGCTCAATTCAATATTGCATGCAATCGCAACTTCAAAAACGCAAATGATGAATATGATGCAGATTTTATCAATTGTGTGATGTGGAGAGAACAAGCAGAACGATTCTGCAATTGGACGAGAAAAGGAATGCTTGTGGGAATTGTTGGACGAATTCAAACAAGAAGTTACGAGAACCAGCAAGGACAACGTGTATATGTGACTGAAGTAGTCGCAGAAAATTTCCAAATTCTTGAAAAGCGTGACAATACAGCTAATCAAAACAGCATGACGGAACAGATGCCACCAAGCTACACAAGCCCAATGGACATCACAGATGACAAATTACCATTCTAATAAAACAAAAGGAGAAGAAAATCATGCCAAATTGGGCCGAAGGATCTCTTAAATTAAGAGGGAGAAGCGAAAATATTTCATCAGCATTGAAAGAAATGCTATTAAGCGACACTGTAACATTAGAAGAAGAATATGATGGTACTCTACTTGAATTCAACAACACAGCTCCTTATTTTTACATCAATGGTACAAGACGAGCATTTATTGACCAAAAACAAATAGAAGTTTGGCTTGAAGAAGAATTTTGTATCTTTGAACTGGACAATTTCAAACAAGCATGGAGTGCTATTCCAGAAAATTATCAAGAAATTTCAAGGAAGTTTGATGTTGATATTAAGATTTTTACGTTTGAGTGCGGCAATGAATTTACACAGGAAATTGAAATTTCCAAAGGTAAAATTATCAAAAACGTTTGTAATGAATATGATGATTATCAATGGGAAGTTCCATTCAGCAATTTAGGAGGTTGAGGAGAACTAATTGAAAAAAAATGGTTGTATGGGCCCTTTTTGATAGTGGAAATGGTAGCTATACAAAAGGGGTTAAGGAACTAAATGAAAAAGGTTTATGCAATATTGATGTATATCCAATAGGGATAGATATTGAGAAAAGAAATATTCACTTTATAAATTTGAATCTTGCTGATTATAGTCGCCTGTTTGGGGATAATACCTTGTTTAATACTTTGGATAAGCTACCAAAGCCAGATCTAATCATAGCAAGTCCTCCTTGTGAAAGCTGGTCGAATGCAAGCGCAATGACCGGAGGAAATGCTTGCTGGAAACAAGAGGATTTATCAGACAGTCTGTTCATTCCTCAGAAAGAAGCCAGTATGTTTACAATAAGAAATGCCTCTGATTATGAAGAAGCTTATATCAATTACAAATATGATCGTCAATTCATGAAGAGAATCAACGGGGAATTATGTGCTTTTAACACCATTGAAATCATCAAGCGTTATAAGCCTATGTATTTTGTAATTGAAAATCCAGCAAGTGGCCACTTATGGAAATATATCGATGAGGTCATAGGTTTTAAACTACCCTACCTAAATCTTACAAGGTATAACAATTATGATTACCCATTACAGAAACCAACGAAATTTGCAAGCAATCTATATTTAGGTTTAAAGAACGACATTATCAAGCAAGAAATTGAATGGGGAAATTTTTCCAAATCATACAATGAACGTTCTAACATCCCGCAAAAACTAGTTATTGAGATATTTACAAAAATTTATAAAGATTTTTTGAGACTACAACTGAACACATAACAGAAACGGAGTAGTATTTGATGGAATTACAAGATTTTATATTCACACTTTTCTCAATCATTTGGGGAGCTGGCTTCCTGTGGGCCTTCAGTGTAGTTTTTAAAACCAGGAGAAAGAAATGAAGATGTATGTTGTAAGAAAATATCACGGTCATTCAAGCTGGATTGATCCTAAACATTTAGCTGAATACACTGAAGCTGAATTTGAGACAAGGCATGAAGCGCTTGCTCACTGTGAAAGACTAAAGGGGAAAGGGATAGTAGAAATCTATCAAAGAGGATACAGAAAGCAGGAGATATTGATGGAAAACAAACAATTAAAAGATTTAATCGCAAAAGTTCAGCGCTGGTTTTATGACCGGAATTTGCAAACGCAAGATCCAAACAAGCAATTTTTGAAATTGTATGAAGAGATCGGTGAACTTTCACGAGGACTGGCAGAGAATGATGAGGCTGTTACGAAAGACAGCATTGGGGACATCACTGTAGTATTAATCGGTTTAACGTTACAGTTGGAAATCAAAACAGAAGAAATTTTCCCAGAAAATAATACATTCGTATTTTCCAAGGCAGCAAAGTCTGAAGACTATTTTGTTTTGATGATGGACCAATCATTGGCAGCTTATTTCAATCGACAATCATATCAATTAAAAAATGTTGTTTATGAGTTGATGCGAATTTCAGCATTGCTACATCATGACTTCGTTGAGTGCCTGAATATAGCTTATGAAGAAATAAAAGATCGAACAGGAAAATTAGTGGATGGTGTTTGGATTAAGGAGGAACGACTAAAATGATAGAAGAAATTTTAAATAATGGTTTTGACAAAGTAAATAAACCTAATCACTACTGTGGGCAATATGGTCTTGAATCAATTGACATTATTCGCAATTTTGCTGGAGGACCAAAAGAAGTCCGGGGATTTTATTGGGGAAATGTCATTAAGTATCTTTGCCGATATCAAAAGAAAAACGGATTGGAAGATCTAAATAAAGCGAAGAAGTATTTAGACTGGCTCATCTCAGATTTGAAGCGTGAAGATCTCGAAAAGACAGCGATTGTTAAGCAGGAGTGAAAGTTATGAGACATTATACAAAAAATCAAATGGATCACTTTCGTCAGCAATTACAATTGTTGATTTTAGGGAAAGGTCTCACTCGCAAAGAACTCTCTAGAAATCTTTATCGTGGCGAACAGACGATACAAGAATGGATCACTAAATTGGTGATTGCTATCAATCTCAATTCTAGATTAGTTGAACAAGAAAAAACAATCAAGGATATGCAGTGGACTGTTCAGGAGCACGAACTGAGTATTCAAAGATTAGCCGAACAAAACACTGCACAAGAGGTAATCATAAACAAATTAAATCGGGAGTACCAAGTGCAGGAACGAAAGAAAGCAGAAGCAGTTAAGGAAGCTGCCGAAATGAATAATGTGGGAGGATAATAATGATCAACAATGTGACCCTTATCGGTCGGTTAACCAGAGATGCAGAGCTACGCTATACACCGAGTAATATCGCAACAGCACAATTAACGAAGTTTTGGAAGATCTGAAACAACTAGATGAACCAAAAGAAAAAGTTACGCTTCCTCGTCCGGTGGCAAACTGGATCTCTTGCGTGAGAGGACGAAACAAGACTTTACATTTTGCACTAGAAAATGCACCCGAAGAAGTGAATTTGTGGTTTTGTGAAGATGAAAAAAATCGGCAAAATATATTTGCTAACGCTTGAGTGAATGGATATCATATTGAAAAAGAGAAACGGTATCTTGTGAAAGCTAAAGGAGTGTACTTAAATAGCTGTCTAATTTTTGACAAAGGAAATAAAAAATGGTTTTTCTCTTCGATCTATGAACTAGATCATCAAAGAGGACACCACACCCGCAAAGAGCTTGAAGAAGCTGGGTTTGAAGAAGTGTTTAATAGCCCGTTGTTTGAAGTTGAGGAGGTAGATTAATGGGATTCATTAGTTGGTTAACTTTATTATTAATAGCTTTGAAATTGTTAGGTGTAATTTCTTGGGGCTGGTTCTATGTCTTTATGCCTGCAATAGCTGACCTAGTAATTTCTATTTTGATTTTAGTAGTAGTTAAAATGATATGGGATAAGTAGGAATTGTTGTGTGAAAGCGAGGAGAAAAAATGGCTACTGCAAAAAGAACATCAGACATAACTGTGGCACTTTATGAATGGAATAAGTTAACAACAAGGAATATTGCTGAAGATGAAAAGGAATATTTTCATGATGGCATTGAATTTATTTGGGAAGGCAAAACTCCAGAAATTGATGAAGAAGTCCTTGTCTATAATCCAAGCACACAAAAGATATACACTGATATATGGGTTGATTATGGGGAAGGAATTGGTTTTGAGGACACTGATGAAGACACAGTATTTTGGATGAGTTATCCGAAACCACCAAAGGAGATGGAAGAATGAATAAACAAGAGTTGATTGAACGGATAAAAGGTTTAAAGAATATTTTCGGTAACAAGGCAGAATATATTGAGATAGACGCAGCAATTAAACTT